TGTAATTATATTGGAACCATTTGTAGTTCCAATTGCTACTCCACTTTGAGATTTTGTGGTATCTAATGGAGTAATATCATAAACTGCTCCTTCAAAATAAACATAAAGCATTTTATTGGTTCCAATTGCTACATATTTATTTCCAGCTCTATCCACCCAAGCGTGTTGATCTCTCCCTGCTCCCACTAAATTACTAGATGTAAGCTGTTGCCAACCTCCTATCTTTTCAGGATAGCTGTATCTGAAACGCATATAATCGCCATTTACCCAACGACCTTCTGCTCCAGTATCTGAGGATTGTTTGTCTAATCCTGGTTTTAATGTGATTTTTGTTAACATATAATCTCCTAGGTGAAATTATACTAGATCGACTAATTTATCAATATGATAAAGCAAGGGGAATCAGTGGTGGATCATCCCCTCACCAGTTTGGTTTATAAATTATTTTTTAGGTAATGTAAAGCCCTTATAATAAGAAGGAAGTCCTAAAAAAGGACGCTTATCAAACTCATTTTCTTTGGCTAGTTTAGAATTTTTTTTATTATAGTGTAAAAATACTTGTGCACAATCATTTCCTCTAAATTCTTCTCTCCAATGTTCAAGATCACATCCAGAATAGATTAGCATATCACCTGGTTCTAATATAACTTTAATACCAGCTTGACCTTTTTTTCCTGTTGGGTCTAAATAAATAGGCCATTCATCTCCCCCTAGATTTAAGGTAGTAGATATCTCGCAAGAGTATCTATCTTTATGTCTAGCTAATATATCTCCTTTTTTATAAATTCTAGCATAAGAATAGGTTTCGCTTAATTTTAATTTAGTATGTTTTTCCATTACGGGTTTAACTTTCTGTAGTAAAGTTTCCATAACTATATCCCCATAATGAGAATAGCTATTAGGAACTTGTTGATCATTCCATACTCCCCAGTAGTCTGTAAATGGTGAAAGGTATTTTTGATCAAATAAAAATCTTGCCACCTTTCTTTTATTAAGAAAATAAGCATAAGCAAAATCTGCTAACTCTTTTGAAATAGCATTTTTTAATACTGTGTATTTATTTTGTTTAAACGTCATCTTTTACTCCTTCTATTTCTTCTATTCCTTCTATATAATTAAAATTTAATACTATACGATGGTCTTTATCAGTACAGGTACTTCCTGTATGCATTTCTTGAGTATCAAAAATAGCTATAGTATTGGCAACACTTGGTATCTTTGTTTTATTTTTCAACTGTGTGTATCCATTATTAGTATTAACATAATATACAGCAGTTAAAAGAGGTACATGGTTTAAATCAAAATCTTTATGAAAACCATGTTCTACTACTTTAGTAGTTTTTAAAAGTAAATTAGCTTTAGCTTTTACTAATATAAACATATTTAATTTTTTTACAAAAGGACGAAGAAAAGGAAAAAACTCTGAATTTCTTTTTTGTCTTAAATAAAAAGAATGTGTAAATTGTCTGTCTTCATTTTCCTCTAATACTTTATTTAAATACCAAGGAAAAGTGGGTAGATAAAACATTTGTTTAATGTCTTCAAATTGTTCTGGCTCTAAAAAATCTTTTATTATTTTTGGTTCCATTGAACAGCTCCTTTCGGTATTGCTTGACAGTTCCAATGTATAAATCTAAATGGTTCATACCCCATATCAACAATGTATTGATGTGGCATATATGATGGGAAAAAAATCATTCTTCCTGGTTTTGCCTCATAGTTTATTTGAGAACTAGCATAAGTTATTTTTGATCTATCTTTTTCTGGTAAAAGATTCATTACATTACCAGCTCTAGGGTCTTCAAATATAGGTCTAGATGTTTTTTCACTTGCTTTTAAAAAATAAAAACCTGAAATATGACCATTCCAATGGGTATGTAAGGTATGGTGTCCTCCACCATTTTTAGCAAATTCTTGTACCCACATTTCTGTAATAAACACTTGATGATTAGTTAAGTCAAAACCCATTTCATCAAGAAGATTATGTGAAGTTGCACCTATATAATTTTGTAGGTCTAAAAAATTAGGATCCCCCATTAAAGTTGTTGAATGAAAAACATGACCCATATCTTTTTTATCACCAAACTCTTTATTGCGTTTATCTATGTCTTTTTTTAAAGTTTTTTTAGCTGCTTCAATATATTTATCTGATGCTTTATTTAAATCATCAACAAAAGATGGTTCATCTGCAGACCACACAGGGCATTTAAAATAATCTGCTCTTCCTAATTGTTTAGGAAATGCTTTAGCGCTTCCACAGGATATATTATCAAACTCTTTTTGAGTCTTTACTTTTCTTGCTTTCTTTTGTTTTTTCTTCATAAGTAATTAATGTTTATTGTTACTCTTCTAGAGGAATCAGTACATGTAGAACTACAGTGTTTAACACTAGGATCAAAAAAGACTGCTCGGTTAGCTTTTGGTTTTATTTTTTTATTTTCTTCCTCAAAATAATTATAACCATTATTAGTATTAATATATAATAGACACCCCTTGTGTTTAGAATCAAAATCAGCATGATAATGGTGTTTTTTAGATTTTACTGTACCTATATACAAATTAGCTTTGGCTCTTATTAAATCGTTACATTTAAGTTTTTCAAGTAATTTTGAAATAACTTGGTACCCTGGAGTTTTACCAACTTCTTTATTAAAAAACCGATGAGTAAAATAAAAATCATCATCTTTAGTATTAGCAACACCATCATTATAAAACCAAGGAATTTCATCTCCCATTAAAGCATTTTTAATTATCATAAAATCTTCTTCCTTTAATAAGTTATCTATTATTTGAATGGCCATCCTAAATTCCATATTACTAAACTGTGTCTAGATCCACTTTTTACAGGACACACTCGATGCCAAACAAACCCTGGAAACACCACCAAGGATCCTTTAGGCAATATTTCTTTACATTTTTTAATATTAGGTTTTTTATCAGGATCTAAATTTCTAAAATCAAATTCTAGTTCCCCACCTTTATATTCTTTAGGATCTGATAGGGTTACTGTAACAGATAGTTTTCTAATTTTTCCATTCACAGGATCACCTTGCTCTCTAATATAAGGTTTGTCCCAACTATCACAATGCCAATCATAGTATTGTCCTTTATTATATTTTGTAAATTGACAACTTTCTGAAAAATCCCATTGAAAATTCCACCCTGCAGATGCATTAGCTTGATGAACATAAGGTTGAATTTCTCTATATATCCAACGATCACTCATCCAAACTATGTTAGAATCTCTTTTCTTTTTTAAATCTTTAATTTGAGATTGATTTAATTTTTTAACGTCGCCATAACCACCTGTAGTGGCTAAATTATCTTGTAATTGTTTTCCATAACGAACAATGTCATCACATATCCTAGAAGGAATTGCTGATTGAAAATACCAATAATAGTTTGTAAGGTTCATATGTCTTTATACATATGTATTATATTAATTTAAATATATTGTAAAGTGAAATAAAAAGAATTGATCTAGATCAATTTTTATTCAAACGTTAGGCTTCCAGATACTGAAAATTTAGCCACCTTAGCTCCACATGGTTGCGTCACTACTGCATTAGATCCCGGAGTCACTGAAAAAGTTCCTGGGGAAGGTAACGCCGGACTTGGAACTTTAATTAAAACATAACCTGAACCACCAGCACCACCGCAGGTACAAATTACTCCACTTGGAGGATTCGCACACACTCCAGCACCTCCACCACCACCAGAATTGGCTGTACCAGATCCTCTAGTTGCTGGGGCAGATTTTGGACTATGAGCATTACCACCACCTCCATCACCACCACAATAAGTACCTCCTCCAGGTCCACCTGTTCTTTGAGGATCTTGTCTACCAGCTCCACCACCTGCAAAGAAACCAGTAGCTGTAGGTCCTGCAACGGGACTGTTAGCAATATAAAAAGGTTGAGGAGCAGCACCAAATATTGGTGTTACTGATTTACCTGCACCCCCTGTTGAACCACTCGCTCCAGTAGTACCCGCAGCACCAGCACCGCCACCACCACCGCCTTGCCTATCAGGACTTGCTCCGCAAGCTTGTCCTAAACCACCAGCATTACCAAAACCATAGGGTTGTAGAGGAGCCGGCATAGAAGGAGCTTGTGTTGTAGCACCACCTGTTTGAGATGGAGCTTCTCCACCTCCACCACCTCCAGAACCTCCAGCAGTCGATGCACATACACCTCCTGTAAAACCAGCGCCACCCCCTTTAGCTGTTAATAAAGCTGTTGGGGCAGATGCACCTATATAGGTATCACTACCCACAGTAATTTCAGTGGGTCTCAGAGGAGTTGGATTGGGAGTAGTTTGCCCTGATCCACCACCACCTATTGTTACATCTAAACTTGTTGAACATAAATTAGTTAATACAGTAGCACCTATACATGATGGCATCAAAATCATACCACCAGCGCCACCACCTCCAGGAGAAGGTGCTATAGCCGTACCACCACCTCCACCAACCATCATTATGGCTCCTGTTAAACTAAATAATTTTCTAGGCCATGTTCCTGCTGTTTTCGCTTCAAACTGTGATTGCATTGACCACATACCACTTGCTTTACATAATTCTTTTACGATTACTATTCCTGATCCACCTGCTCCACCTGTTCCACCTTCTCCAGAACCACCTCCACCACCGCCAGTGTTTGTTGTTCCTGCATTACCACCTGGTGTTCCACCAGCTCCACCACCACCTGCTCCAGCAGCTCCTTGAGTTCCCGGTCCAGGGTAAGATCCACCACCTCCACCACCGCCAAACACTGAACATGTTGGGCCAATATTTCCATATGTTGTACTATAATCTGTTCCTGCTCCACCAGGGCCTCCGGCACTTGATGTACCATCAGCACCCGCAGCGGTTTTACCTCCACCGCCACCTCCTCCAAAGGCAGGAGGGGTATGTACTTGATCACCACCAGCGTTTCCTTGACAAGCAGTTCCACATCCACCAACGCCACCACCAGCGCCACCACCGCCGCCAGAACCACCATCAGC